CAAGGATTACTATTGGGATGGTTTGGAGCGAGAATATCTTAAACACAAAGTCACGCAGGAAGATATAGATAATAGATATATAACTATTCCAGATCATATTTGGTCTATTAATCATGTGTTTACACCAAGTAATTCAACCAACGGGCAACCAAACATATTTGATTTGGAATATCAGCTTCGCATGAATGATATGCGAGATTTAACGTCCACTTCTGTAATATATTATGAGCAGGTAATGGAGCATATTGCTCTTCTGCAGAATAGACTTAATGCTGAGAGACAATTTGAATTTAATCGCTTAAATGGAAAGTTGCGTTTGCATTTAGATTGGATAGCAAAGGTTCCGTTGGATTCATGGATCGTCGTTGAGGCATATGCTGCTCTAGATCCAGCAACGTCTCCAAAAATGTGGAATGACCGCTTGTTTAAAGAATATGTAATTGCATTAACCAAATTCCAGTGGGCGCAGAATCTATCAAAATATCAAAATGTTCAACTTCCTGGAGGAGTTACTGTGGATTCTGTTACAATGTATAATAATGCTCAAGAAGATATTTCGAAGATTGAACAAGAGATAATGGTTAATCTGGCTCCCCTTAATTGGTTTATGGGATAATTATGTCCGGATTAAGATTATTCAACGAGGTTTATAATAATGAGAATATTCTCTATGAGTCTCTAATAACAGAGGCTCTAGAAATTCACAGTGCGGATTTTTATTATATCCCAAGAACATTTGTCGCAAAGGATGAGATTCTAGGGGAAGATCGTTTGAGTAAATTCAAAAATGCATACCCAATCCCGATGTATATGGAAACCACCAATGGTTTCGAGGGACAGGGGGCATTTATATCCAAATTCGGATTAACCATGGAACAGCAAGCCACATTATCTGTGGCTAGACGCTCATGGGAAGCAGCAGTTGGAAGATTTGGAGAATCTATTCTCCCACACCGCCCCGCAGAAGGAGATTTGTTATATTTTCCTCTCAGCGGCGGATTATTTGAGATTATGTTTGTCCAACATCAAAATCCATTTTATCAGCTGGGACAATTATATGTCTTTAGATTAACTGTTGAATTGTTTAGATATGCCAGCGAAACTATGGAAACTGGAGTTGCGGCAATTGACGCATTTAATTCACTGAGCCTGCGCGGATATGACGGCTCTGCTGGTTATCTCGGTTCTGCTGGATATATGGGATCTGGCGGTTATCTGGGATCTGGAACCGGATATATTGGTTCTGTAAATACAGATATTCCGCAATCCTACGGAGATAATAAGAAATTCAAATCGAAGAAAGATGAGTTTTTCTTTAACGAGAATAACCCATTCGGAAATTTATAAATGTTTGACGTTTACAAAACAACCAACACGATCAATAAGGGGGTATTTAGATATGTTTGAGGTTCCATTCTACGGAGAAATTATAAAGAAAACAATTGTGGGCTTTGGAGCCTTGTTTTCAAACCTGCAGGTGATTCGTCGAGATACATCTGGGGCGGAAATAGAGGTGGTGAAGGTTCCTATTGCGTACGGTCCAAAAGAGAAATTTATTCGGAGAATAGATGAGGATCCGGAGCTAACAGGAAACGTCTACGTTACCCTACCACGTTTGGCATTTGAGATCAACGGGTATCAATATGATGCTCAGCGAATGACCAACCGAAATAATAAAATCCAGTGCAAGAATGCAGATGGATTGAAATTTACATATACTCCCGTTCCCTATAATTTGGATATTAGCCTATATCTACTAACAAAAGGAACGGAAGATAGTCTGGCTATTATTGAACAAATCTTACCATTATTTGCCCCAGAATATACATTAACTGTAGATGCTCTACCATCTATGCACGTAAAGGTAGATATTCCAATTGGATTAAATGGCGTTTCTGTACAAGATGATTATGAGGGAGATTTTAATACCCGACGTCTTGTTACCCACACATTCAATTTCATTGCTAAGATTAACTTATTTGGACAAGTTCACGGCAATGGGCCAATTTACCATACTGAGACTCAGCTTCCAGAACAGGGTCTCCAACACAAATCTGACGGTGACCCTACGACTGGGAATATCATTCTAGATGAGTGGAGCAACATTACACCATGATAAAATCATACAACGGAAACCCCAGACTCAAGGGCGTTGGCGTAGCTATCCAATGGGAAGAGTGGCAGATCAAGGAATGGGTGAAATGTAAAGAAGACCCGCTGTACTTTATCGAGAAGTATTTCCAAATTGTAACCGTGGACCATGGTGTCCAGCTAATCAAGCTCTGGGATTTTCAGAAAGAAATCGTCAAGTCCCTTAGAGACGAGAGTTCCACAATCGCGGTCGTTGCCCGTCAGATGGGGAAGTGCCATTCCAAAAATACTAAATACACCATTAGAAACAAAGAGACCGGAGAGGTTGGGTCTATATCCGCCGAAGATTTTCACAATGCTATACTCAACGAAAGTAAACCAAAATTGTCTATATTGTCGGAGTCAATATCTAGGGCATTCAAATAGTAAATTTTGTTGCTCAGGACACTCTAAACTGTTCTCAGAACAAATAAAAATCGGAAAATCGCATGAAATATTCGGAAATCATAATACAGATTGTTGGGTAGAATGTCCGGAATGTGGGTTGAGATCCGCTCAACTTGGAATATCTCACATGAAGAAACATGGTTTTTTGAGAGTAAATGAAGTAAAAGAGAAGTATCCAAATTGGAAATCTATTTCCCACAAAACAGCTAAAAATATGTCTATTAGGATGACGGGAGATAAGAATCCTGGATTTAACCATCGAGGAAAACTTAGTCCATTTTCTATTAATTTTGTGGGTTATTGTGGAGAAGATGCAAAAGAAAAGATTTCCAATTTAGCCAAAACAATGTCTGAGAAGAGATCTATTAATGGCAATTCCACCACTACAATAGAATATTACATTAAAAGAGGAGCATCAACAGAAGAAGCTAAAAGTGCCCTCAAAAAAAGACAGCAAACCTTTAATCTTAAAAAGCTTCAAGACAAATACGGTTTAGAAGAGGGATTAAGAATATGGAAAGATCGCCAGACCCGCTGGCAATATACACTAAATCTAAAAACAGATGAGGAAAAATCTGAGATAAACAGGAAGAAACTATACAGAAACGGAAAAGTTTCTAAAACAGAAGAGAAGTTTGTTTCTATGTTACGAGAATCCGTTTCAGAATTGGAAACTCAATTCATAATCAAAAAAGATGAAACTCACAATTATCTGTATGATGTTAAGGTTGGTAACATCATAATCGAATTCAATGGCAGCTTCTGGCACGCTAACCCCCAAAAATATAAAGAAACAGATATTATCAATTTTCCTGGAAATAAAAATATATCCGCTAAAGACATTTGGGCTCGAGATTTTCATAAAATATCTGCCGCAGAAAATCTTGGATATAAGGTTATAACAATATGGGACTTAGATTTTAAAGAAGATCCTCAAAATACAATCAAACGATGCCTAGATTTTATAAAACAAAATGACTCTACTATCTGACTCAGTATCTAAAAAATTTGTCGAATCTATAAACGTTTCCGAATGGGAAATTCTAACAGATACTGGCTGGGAGAATATCTCCCATACAAATAAGACAATAGAGTATGAAATATATGAAATTTCTACTTCTGTGGGTAGACGATTAGAATGTGCGGATAATCATATTCTTTTTGATGAGAATATGCAAGAAATATTCGCCAAAGATACTCTAGGAAAACACATTCAAACAAAAGATGGTCCAGAATTAGTAACATCTGTCCGTAGAACCGGCATATTTGAAAATATGTACGACTTAACGATAAATTCAAAAAATCATAGGTATTATACAGATGGATTTTTGAGTCATAATACCACCGTCGTTGCTGCTTTTTTCTGTTGGTACATTATTTTCCACGACCACAAAACATGTGCGATTCTGGCGAACAAGGCAGCGACTGCTCGAGAAATCTTAAGCAGAATCCAGTTTGCATATGAACTTCTACCGTCTTGGGTGCAACACGGCGTCGCAGAATGGAACAAAGGAAGCTTCCTTCTAGAGAACAACTCCAGAATCATCGCCTCATCGACAACTTCCAGCGCAGCACGCGGATACGTTATCAACTTCCTATTCCTAGATGAGTTTGCGTTCGTTCAAAACACAATCGCAGATGAGTTCTTCACATCTGTGTATCCTACAATTTCATCTGGAGCGAGCTCTAAGATCGCCATTGTTTCCACACCAAACGGCATGAACCACTTTTACAAGAAGGTCATGGAAGCAAAAGCCGGAACTAATGGATTCAAACTTATCCGAGCAATCTGGAGCGACATTCCTACCAGAGATGAAGCATGGAAAGCTAAGATGCTTTCCGCTCTCGGTGAGATTAAGTTCTCGCAGGAGATGGAATGCGAATTCCTG